CCAAGATGGAAGAAGCGCAGAATTCCGCCAGTGAAGTTTGTTCCATCTAGTTCTGCCTCAGTATCTACGGAGTCATTGAGGTAAACCAGGCACCCGCATGTCTGGCGTGCTGCCATCTGCCCGCGTGGCATGTAACGAACACCGCCGGTCACCTTGTAGTTGGTGTCATTGTCACAGTGTGATCCGAGAATGCCTTGGTCTGCATAGCGCAAGATGTGTCCACGGTTCTTCCACCAGATGCACCCGACGATGAGTGGGAACATATCGACATAGCGGATTAGCGATTTGTAGATCGTTTCTTCCATCGAGAAGAAGAACTGCTTGACGTCCTCCGGAGTGTCCTTGTCAACAGGGCGAAGAAGCCGAACTGGCGTTGCCGGAATGTCTTCAGGCCTGTATCGGAACCCATCTTCGTTGATTCCGTACTCCTCGCCATCTTCGGCGACAATGTACTCCCACCGATTTTGATGGGAAATAATTGCCCGACTGTCGATGTACTCATAGACAGGCTTTTGTTCGAATTTCACAACATTGCGAAATACGACGACGCCACCACCCAGGTCATCTACCTCGTAGCCGGCAATCTCCTTGATTGCCTCATCGTCGATGAGTGGCGTGTCAGGATGTGGCGACAGCCCGTTTCTCCAGTCGGGTTCTGTGCTGATCGGCTGCATAAGCCGAACACTATCAGGTCAGCCGTTCTTGACGACGTATTGATAACCAGGTCCGTGAGGCATGTGGTAGTAGGTGATGTCGTCACGAGATTCGAGAATCTCGTAAATGTCGTAAATCGGCTGAATGTGATATTCCTCTGAATACAGGCGCATGATTTCATTCACCGTCGACAGACAGAGAAGGCCATTTGGCTCAAGGAGATCTAACGACTTGCTCAGAAGGTCATTGCACGTAACGGCGTGTGTCGCTGACAGTGCGATGAAGTCAAAGCACGGATCTTGGAGATCCATCAACTCGTCGAAGTCGTACGTGGTGTAGTGAACGTCTGGATACTCAGGCTGAGTAAGCACAAAATCCTCGAACTGGTACAGCCAGTCATTATTTAGAAATGACAGATTGCAGCCGGCATTGTGCAGCATCGCAACCATTTCAAACTGCACGTCAGGAGTTGTGATGAACGCACGTTGAGGCTTTTTCATGTCGGCAGCCATCGTTGCGTAGCCATTGGTGAACATGTAGGTCATGTCTGACCAACCTGGTCGGCCACCACTTGCGTTCCAAATATGCATTGTGTAGTCGCTGCCAACTGCCACTGCTCGACGGTCAAGATTGATTTCCGAATACCTATTAGCAACTGCGCGAGCGATATCCGCATGCATTTCTGCATGGTCAAACGTCGTATTGTTGCCGGCAATTCTTGACAGTGCAGTTACAAAAGAACTGACAACTAAGAACTTGCTACCAAGTACGTCATCCATTTACTACCGCCAATGCAATCTGACGACGATGCCATAGTCGTCGCACGTTTGCCACGCAAAGAAGAAACGCTTCACGACACAGATCATTGGCAGCGCCAGTGAAGTTGCTGCTAGTCACCCACCACTGGTTTCTGGCAGAAGAAACAATCTCGTCAATAGTGATGTTGTCTAGATCGCTGCCTAATCCCAGACATAGCGTCCATTTTGCAAGTTCGATCTCAACAAACTCAAGTTCAGATGCGCCACTGAATGTCTTTGTGGCCTTAGACCCAGATCTGGGCATTACTCACTCTCCCATTCCTCCGGCTGACGAAGCGACTCGAAATCTACTTCCTTATCGAACTCCGAGGTGAGCATATTGCACGAAAAACCGACACCCTGGGTTGCGCCACGCCATAGCAATGTCGCATGGTCAAATACGATCGGCTCTTCGGCGAATCTCTCCATGTCCGCCGGATCTGGTCCATTAGATCCCTCAAGTTCAACGATGCCCTGGTCGTGTTCGGCAGCATTCTGGACGATGTCCTTTGAGAGGAAACGCAACTTCTTTTTCATGACGACGTGAGCGTGGACAAGCGGATAGCCATGTTGTTGAGGGCCAGGTACGACTTGTACTGGGGGTCATCTTCCGCTACGGGAATGACGTAACTCTCTCCAAGTTCGTTCTCCAGGACATTCAATGTCAGGGCAAGTTGAGTGATGTTCAGTTCCAAGAACTCAATTGCCTTGGATCGCGCCTTTGCTGCCTGTGCATCGTTAAGTGCCACGATTCCTCCTTACAGTTCGGCCAGTTTAGCCTTGACTTGCCTAAGCATCAAGCACTTCTCGTAAGCGTCACCCAGGGCGCTATGTCCGCCCTTTACAAAACCCTTCTTGAGTGCCCAAATCCGGAAAGCATCAGATGCCGGCGGCTCTTCGTCGTTGTGCTGACAGGAGCCAATCTTCATGTACTGGAACACCTGCTGGTCAGGCAGCGACATGAGGAAAGAGACAATCGGGTCGTCCTCGTTGCGGACATCGAGATTGAGCGTCTTCAGCACGTTGTCTGAAAGAACAGCCATCGGCTCTGAATTGTCGGCAAAATAAAGGGCCCATTGCCATTCCATCAAGAGTTTTAGGAATTCGTGAAGCGTCGGACTTGAGAAGTAGGGATGAAAGTTGTTCAAGCGACGATGCGTCGTAGCGTTGATCTCCGTATACGCAATGGCAGCGAGATTCGGTTGGTGGTACACGACCACATGAAGGAGAATTGGACCAAGGAAATCATTGTCTTGCAATGCGTCATACAGGTCCGTCCTTCCATAAAGTTCATCAATGGGGAAGAGCATGTACGAATCCGTTGCAGAGCAAAGGTCGTGCATCCAGTGCGCCTCATTGCCGGCCTTCGGAATACTTGACCAAAGCCCGTAGGCGCCAGTGAATCTGACATTTGATGACCCGGGCATGTATTCAATAGTCGAGGCGATCGCGGAGATTGCAGCCTCTTCGTCGGCGTAATCATCGGGGTCAAGGGATGCCGAAAGAAGGGCCTGTGCGACCTCTTGATTCAACTTCTTCTCAGCGTCTAACAACATTTGACGCCTGATTGTCGGGCTGATCTTCATGGTTCCCTCTGACAACGCTGTGTGTGTCAACAATAATACCCCACAGCCCTAGCCGAGGATTTCGTCGATGCACTCCATAATTGTCCAGTGTTCGCCGGTCGTCAGGGGCTCCGTATCGAGCGGGTTTGACTGCCAGTTAAACCTAGTGACCATTCTGCCGCTCCTGCCGATCACAAACTTCTCCCAGGCATGGGGTACGCGCGCAAAATCTCCACCCTCAACATTCCACCCCTCCATGGCTTCCTGGGACATATTGGCTGGGCTTGTTGACTTCCTACGAACAACGCCACCCATCAGGAACGTATAGAGGTCGTGACGATTCTTTCCATTGACATCGACTTTTGTAGAAATCGGAAATGTGACGAAGGGGTAGGCCTCGGACATGAACCGCAGAATGTCAGCATCTTCGAGCGGCTCCTGCTTGCCAAATTGATTACAGGGAACGCCAACCACAGAGAAGCCACGGCTAGAAAAGTGGTCATGTAGATACTGAAGTTGCCGAAACTGCCTGACCGTTCTCAAGTGCGACCAGGTCGAAGAACATTTAGGGGTGTAGCCGGCCTTGCTCGCAACATTTACTACTAAAAGCACCTGTCCGGCCACATGCTCCATGATGTTCGTTGAGCCATCAATACTGAGAAGTTCGATATCGAAAGCCGAGGTGACTTCACTCATCATTTTCCTCCAGAACTGAGAAGTGAACAACGTCCAGTTCGAGTTCCGGAACCTCGCCGTCAAAGAAGAGAACCGACCCACCATCCCCACTCATGGTCACATTACCGATGAAGGGGAACGGTGCAATCCCACGGATTTCGCCGGTGACCACGCCGGCAGACTCGCTCATATTTTCGAGGGAGACTTGACCCTTGTGCGCCATTGAGAACGTGATGGAGTTTTCGTCCCTGAGAACCACGAAATGCTCTTCGCCAAGTGGCGTTGACGCTACGCATGAGAATCTAACCCTGGAACTCATAAGGAACCTCCGTAATCTGCGGTTCTTTCAATTCCGGAAGTCCGTCATGTCGAGGGCCAATCTTATTGCCCTTCTCATCCAATCCGGTGCGAATGCCGTTCATCCATGTCCATGGTTCTTCGCGCAATTTCTTCATCTTTGCTTCGCTGTATGCCATGCGCGCATCTATTAGATCTGGTTTGTCCCACAGGTTCTCAACATTGAACTCGACAGACTGCGCCAAGGTATTTGGGTAGATCGTAAAGAATGCAAAAGGTTCGCCACCCTTAAAGATGACCGGCTCATTGACCGTGGTGATTTTCCACGAAACTTGAACTTCGTCGGGCCACCAGTGGCTTGGGACCGAGGCGGTTAGGGGGACTGCTCCATCCACGAAGTAGTTAGGAGAGCCGGTAATCCAGGTGTCATATCCTGGCTCTGTACCAAACGCCCAACCAATGTGCATATCAACCATGCCAATCTTATTGCAGTTGGCAATCACTCGACCTTTGTAGTTCTCGCCCTCAATGATCGTTGGAACAGTATTTCCGCCCTCCCATTGAACAACGAGATCCTGTTGAAGAATGATCTCCCAGCCACTTACGTTTGCAGTTGATAGCGGCAAACACCTATAAGCGTGCTTGTTGTAGGTCGCGTCCATCCAGTCTCGTTTAAGGCGAGATTGCCTAATTTCTGGCGCGAGTTGATGTGTCCGAACAAGAGTTACCTTTGTCATCAGGGCTTATTCGGTTGATCGTAGGACTGACCAAAGTCGCGCGAGAAACCACCGAACTTGTGGCAGTCATCGTTGTAGTCAAACATGGTTACTGCGGAGTACTTGGTACCCGAAGTGACTGGCTTGGAAGCATGAGCGAAAAGGTAGGTCGATGGGAAGAACACGCTGTCGCCGGCCTTTGGGTCAATGGTGACATCCAGGTACGGAAACCAAAGTTCTCCGCCTTCATAGTCGTCATTCAGGTAGGTCACATTTGACACCGTACAAATGTACGAAAAGCCGTGATCGGTATGCACGTTGAAATGCTGTCCGCTTGTGTACCTGACGAAGTTGATTGCCTCCATGTACGTCATGTTGACGTTGAACATCGACTGGTAATGCGTCAGTGCCGACTTGATGCGACTCGACACATCGTTGTAGACGGAAACAACACCACTGAACTCGGGCGGGGTTCCTGGGATATAGGGGGCGTCCATCTTGAAATCAACGCAATCTCTGTACTCGGGCATCTTGACGCCTTCGCCAACAAGGGATTCGTGCCACTTGAAGTAGGGATGCGAACTGCCAGATAGAGCAGACTCAAGACGTTCCGGAACAGGCTCAATACCCGTGAGGATGTCTCGATAGACAACGATCCCGAGGCGCTTGTCTCCAACAAACTCGTAAGTGAATGGGCAGTTCGGCAGATACTGAGTTTGAAACATGTCAAGAGCCTACCTTGGCCTCTTCGCCAGGTTCAAGTATGTGCCAGAAACTCGTACATGTCAGCCTATTCCCAGACTGAAGTTCAGTTACCTCATGCATGTAGTCAAGCGACGATGGGAAGAACGCAATTGCCCCAGCCTGCGGATGGATTGTGATGTCGAAATCAGGGAACCACAGATCGCCACCAGTGAAGTCAGAACTCAAGTAAATGATGGAACTCACATCTCTGGTCGGGTAGCCGGCGTGCGTCGGAAGATTGTCGTATACGTCTGCATGGAGAGGGAGGACCCAGCCGATGTCGTACTTGACGACCGTTCCCTGAATCTCAAAGCCAACTTCACAGTCGTAGGCCTTCTCGATCTCACTCTTCAGGCGATGCTGTGTGTCCTGAATGATCTTTCCTTCCCTGTCGGGAAGTCTGTTGATGAACGAGTTGGGCTTGCCATCTTCCCTGCACCATTCGCTTTCATCAAGAACCTTTCGCACCAGCGCTATATCACTATCAGTAATAAAGCCCTCTATGTAGTTGATTTTTCCCCATGTGTGGTGTTTCATCTCAGTTCTGTCACAGTGTAGAAAGATGGAGTTGTCCACCGAGTCCCAGACACAACTTTCTTCACGCCGTGAAGGAAGTGAATATCGCCAGGATGAGCGACGGCCATGCCGGCTTCAATCTTCAACTCGATCCCATGCTCTGGGTAGTAAAACTCACCACCCGCGAAGTCTTCGTTCCAATAAATGATCGAATTCACGTCATACGTAGGGAACGGGTTGGGGGAGCCATCATTCAATTGCTTGTCAGCATGAGGTTGCTGCTCATTCCCGGGCAGCCACCTAACCAATACGGGCGGCCTGGTTGACAGCCCGACGTTGAACTTTCCCTCAAGAAGATTCTTCATCTTGACGATGTACTTGTCGATGATTGTGAAAACGTCAGGGTTCAGACGTTCGAGAATCCTGCCACTGCACATTCGGTCCCACCAGTACGAGGCTTCGTATGTGCATGTCCCGTCCTCATTGAAGGCATCCTCCATGGGGTTTTCCCATTCAGATATCATTGGGAAAAAGTCCTGAACAACTTTCATGTCAGCGGCATCGACAAAGTTTTTGACGATGACAATGCTGTCCGGTGTTGTTCCAAAATGGCCCGGATCGACTAGCGAAGACTCCTGCTCCATGCCGGCATCTTAGCCGTGTCGTCGTGCGTGGTACGCCCTTCGAGCCCGGAACTCAACCACCAAGTGGAGTGTTGTTAGAAGCCATGCGATGTGGGTGAATATGAGTCCACTTCGCCTTGAGGAAAGACGCCAGAATGACCTTGTTAGCGTCTCGATCTTCCGGCTCCTTATGGCAAATAGGTCATAGAGAACAACGAACGCTACAAGTCCAGCCCATCCGATGAGGCCAGTCTTCCTGCCCTCCCTCGAAAGTTCAATCGGCCCGAAATAGCCCATCAATGAACCTCGTTACTTGAATGACGGCGGGAAGAACGGCGGGAAGAACGGCGGGAAATATGGCGGGAAAAATGGCGGGAAATATGGTGGGAAGAAGGGTGGGAAGAACGGTGGGAAGTAGGGCGGGAAGAACGGAGGGAAGAAGGGTGGGAAGAAAGGTGGGAAGAACGGAGGAAAGAATGGGGGGAAGAAAGGCGGGAAGAAAGGCGGGAAATAAGGGGGGGCGACTGGCGCTGCGGAAACGGTTGAACTCCACGCGCTGCTGCTTGCGATCGCTTCTCCGGCCGGCGCTTGCTGTGCGCGAATACGCCAGTAGTAAGTCGTTCCGTTTGTCAGTCCAGTCTGGGTTACGGATGTGCTTCCAGTTGTTGCGTCACCGTTGATGTACTGGTCGACGACGTTGGCTGTGAAGGTATTATTAGTTGCGCGCTGCAACTGATAACGTCTTGTTCCCGCCGTCCAGTCGCCACCATTGCCGATGCCCCAATTAATATTGGCACCAAGTTTTGTCCATGAAATCGTTGCCTGAGCATTGCCCGCAGACGCTGACCCAATAGTGACATTATTTGGCGCTTTGTAGGTTACGTGGCTCGTGGAAAACGAAGATTCATCAGACCAAACACCGTCATTGGACCTGACCTGAACGGTGAACTTATACCTGAGCCCACCTGCGAGTACATTGGACGCAATGTACTCTGCTTGCAGGTCGATAGTGCTCCACAGGTGGCTAAATGTTCCACCACTTGGTGCGTAGCCCAATACGGAATATGTCCCCCGTAGGGTTCCGGTATCTCCATCATAAGCGTTGACTTGGTATCCAAGCAACGTCGATTTCCCGGTAGTCGTGTATGAGACGTAGACCGTCAGCGCGCCGGCCGCATTGTAGATCGACGTAATTGTCGGCGTTGCCGGCTTCTTTCCGCCTTGACCCTGATCTTTGATAGCCATCGTCTATAGCCCTTACGCCGAGAGGTCTCCAACAGCAACCCACACATCAGTGGATCGCTTGATGAGCGTAGCAGAAGACCACTGTGCGCGCAGTTTCAGACCCGGCGTACCATTCACGGTAACGCCGGCTCCTGCAGTCAGTGTTGTCTGGCCTGCGCCCGTCTGCAAAATTGTAATTTGAGTCCCAACAGGGAATGCGACACTGCTATTCGGGGGAATAGTTAAGGTATTAGCCGACGCAACACTGACCTCAACGATTTTGTCTTTATCTGTCAGGGCGAGTGTGTATGAGGCTGTTCGGGGATTGAATAGAACTGTTGACGGGACAAACTCTTGGACATTCGTTCCATCGCCAACTTTGAGTTTGTAATTACTGCTGTCCCACGAAATTCGACCGAGGGAACTCGACTCAATTGTGTCAAGGGCAATCGTACTGCCACTAATAGCCACAGAGTTGGACAGTGATGTTGCAGTTAGGACATTCGAGCCATTGATCTTCAGCGATTTACCACTAGCAAGATCAAGATTTTCGGAAGATGTCCATGAGTCAGTTGCATCAACCCAACTAAACGTCTTGTCAGAAGTCCCCTTCAGGGTGATGCCGCCGCCATCAGCAGATGCATCAGATGGCGAGGCGGTGCTGCCAAGTTCGATGTTCTTGTCATCTACGGTCAGCGTCGTCGCATTGATCGTTGTAGTCGTGCCGTTGACAGTCAGGTCACCTGAGACAATTACATCATTGAAAGTGACGTTGTCGGTTGTGCCAACCGCCTGCCCAATGGCAATTGTCGGGTTAGAGTATGCCCCACTCGCCCCAGTGATGGTGACGCCAGTGCCGGCAGTAAGTGTCTGTACGTAGTCACCAGACGTTTCGGTCCCAAGTCCGATCGTGCTTGGTCCAACGCGGACTGACTGCCACGCTGACCCTGTATAGAAGTACAGCAAACCATTGGTTGTGTCGACAGTAAGCCGTCCAGCCGGGGGCGTTCCCGTTGGTGTGCCGGCCGTCGTGTTTGTTGTCAATCCAGCGCTAGCAGCAACCGTGTTGAACATTACGTCAGCGGTTGTTCCTACGGCTTGTCCAATCGAAATTAGTGGTGTTGAACCCTCGCCAGTACCTGTGCCGATCGAGACGCCAGTTCCAGCGGTAATCGAGGCTACGTAATCTCCAGAAGTATGGGTACCAAGGGTTATGGCGTTATTTACGATTGAGGCATCAAGCGTTGCATTCCCGCTTCCGTCAAACGAAACAGAACCAGACAGGGCAGTTCCCAAGGTGATCGTGATCGACGAGGACCAAGTGTCTGCGGTAGAAGCGTTGCCAGATAAATCGCCGATAAATGACGTCGCACTGACGGTACCGGCACTTACATCACCAGTTAGATCACCGTAAAAATTGTCGGCAGTTACAGACGTCAAACCAGTCACCGACGCCACTATGTCCGACAATGAAATGACAGTGCTTCCAAGGGTGAATGAGTCGGTAGTTAGCGCAATCGTCGGAGTTGCGCCTTCTCCGGAGTTATTGGAAAGAGTGATTCCATCCCCAGCAACGAGTGATTCAACATAGTCACCAGAGGTATGTGTCCCCAGCGTTATCCCAACGTCAGACGTCTGAACGCCAGTTACGCGACCGTAGGAGTCTACAGTTACTGCCGAAACAAATGAATACGCAGCAGAGCCTGTTGTGTTTGACTGCCCAACAACGGCGAGATCCACAGAATCGGCGTTCACAACAATACGTCCAGCGTCAGCGGACACGACGTCAAGTGTGTTGCCGGTCTTTGTTAGGCCATTGCCTGCAGTAAAGGTAGCGGTTCCAGTGAACTGCGTAAACGTCAAAATGTCCGTGCTAAGGATGTGTGATCCACCAGTTCCAGTGCCGGCCGATGTCAGAATGAATCCCTGGTTTGCGTTTGTTGTTCCGTTCTTTACAAAGACTGCCTCGCCAGACTTGATCTGACCGCTAATGCTCGCGTTAAAGTCACTGGCTCGCGTTAGTAGCCATGTGGACGTTGATGATCCTTGGTCCGTAACTACATAAATCCCGTTTTCCTGAGCGGTCGCCTGATTCTTAACAAGAACGCGATCACCATTGGTGGCGTTTGTTCCATCAACGCTCAATCGCGCATTTCCTGTAGCCGTAAGTGTTGCGCCTACCCCAGAAGTGCCGTTGTCGTAGTACGGCGCCTGCCCGAGAGACGCCGCAGTGGCGAGGTAAACAGCGTCATGCCAGTTAATTCCCGCAGCAAGAGCATCGACATAAGACTTTCGCACTGCGTGATTTGAAGATGTTGGATCAGTTGTTAGCGAGACACTTTCAAATGTCCGCGTTGACATCGCATCATTTGTCCAGTCCGAACCATCCCAAACTAGAACATCATCGACGGATGGAGCCTCGGTGAGTACTACATTGCCGAGTTCTCCGAGGTTGATCGTGTCAGCGATCGTTGAGTGATCGAGCAGGTTGTGGCGGTCGTCGGTCAGGTACTGAGTATGGTCGTCATCTGTAAGGCCAGTCAAGTTGCCGTGGTCAGAAACTGGAACAGTTGGGATTCCAAAGCCGCCACTAATTATTGAGCGGAGGTCAGTAATTCCATTTAGTCTTGCGGATGGCGTATTTGTCCAAGTTGTGCGTCCTTCGAATATCAACTTATAGAGTGGGCGAAACTCGACAATTGGGAACCCATCGAGGTCTAGGTTTTCATAAAATTCTGCATGGGCGGCTTGTGAATCCGTATATGAGTCTTGGCCCAAAATTGCAATGATTGGCTCATTGAGATTGTTGGTTGCGATAATCCATGAAATTGTGCATTGCGAGTTTGCAATGTCAGGAGTTGACCAAACACCACCAGTGTTCAGGTTGTACGTTGGTCTATCGGTTCCTTGTTTTAGGGGAAATGGTGTTGCGGCATCTTTAACCCACACATTTCCAGACTTGTAGAAAACTGGGATTTCTGCTGCACCCTGGAGAACCTGCTCCCATGTATTAGGAGTTGGGGTTGCTGAATGGCTAATGTCTATCTGTAAATCTTCATCAAAAAAAGTTCCATCAGCAATATCAATTTGAGCATCTGCATCAGAAGAACCATCACCGTCAAGAGTATAAGCAGAAGCACCAAAACCATTCGCAATTGCAGCACCACGCGTCCTGTGTAGATATTCATGCGTTGCCCAATCGAGGGCAATTCCATGTCGCTCATCTGCAAAGAACTGCGCTGCACCAAGTGTTGCGTTCCAGTAAACGTATGCAACGGGCGTGTCTTGATCCCACGTAAAGTACGTCGTCTTGTACTGAAGCGTTCCTGTCGAGTCGAAGTAGATGTAGTAAAGACCAGTCGTATTGGGGATAACTACCTGTTGGGCAGAGGACTTCGTGTACTTCCGCCCAGTACACCAAACTTCAAAAGACGATGACGTTGGCTCAATCTGAAAGATTCGGTCAACATTGTTGAACGTCATCAGGCTGTCTGTACGGTTCGGGAAGCCAATTGGCTCTCCGCTTGGGGCCGTTCCGTTTACCCAGTTCGTGCCATCGAATACGAGAATCTCGCCCGCAGCCTCAGATGTAATGACAACGTCAGTGAGACCGTCGAGGTCAATGCTGCTCGCACCAGTGGCGACCGTTCGCCAAACAGATCCTGAACGGAAATAGAGCGTGTTGTTTGATGTATCAATGGCGAGGGCGCCATCAGCAAGGTTTTCTGTTGGCTCACCATCTGAGGTAAGGGTGATAATTCCACCAACAGCATCGAAGGTGTCATCCGTTCGGAGGATGTTTGCGCCATTGCGATAGAGGGTTACGTCGCCAGTCGACGCTCCACTGGACCAGGTGATGCGGCCGCCGGCATCAATTCGCACTCGCGTGACAGAGTCGCCAGTCAACTTGGCAGAGAATGCCTCATCCCCAAGGTTTGCGAACTCAACTGCCGTGATCGGTGTGCCGACAACTCGTGTCATGAATCAGCCTCAACTGTTTCTTTCGTGATCGCCGCTCCCCTCAAGGATTGGAAATCAGTGTCGATTGTGTCTTACATCCCCGCAACCATGACAGTGTAAGCACCAGTGCTGGGAGCAGATGCAAACGAAACTGTCACGTAATCGGCCGTGGTCCGAGCCACATCAGCGATAACCGTATCCCATGTGGAATTGTCAAACACTTGAACAATTACGGCACGGGTATTGAAGTTGTGCTGAATCTGGAACGACGTATTGCTTCCGTCGCCAATCGGCTGGGCAGAGATCCGCGCCAGCGTCGGGGTGCTAGTTGTGAGACCAGAAGACGGAGTTGCGGCCAGCGAATCACGGGCACCAGAAGCAGTCGTTGCGCTAGTTCCGCCCTGCGTAATGTCGAGCGTTCCAAGGCTGCTGTCAGTGAGGTCGACAGACAAAACGCCATCAGTGAAAACGATGCCGCTTCCCGCGATTGAGGAGTCAAGAGCAAGGCCATCGGCGCTGGTGGCCAGACCGGAAACACCAGCGTCCAGTTTGATGCCGAGTGCGTCCGAGAGAATCTGGATGCCACCATCATTTGCCACATTGACATTAAGAACGCCAGAGGTGTAACCGAGGCCGTCGCCGGCAATCGACGAATCGATGTAGAGACCGGATTCGCCGGAGGTCAGCCCAGAAAAACCTGGGTCCGGAAGAACTGTTACCGCGTCCCCGCTGATCGTGATGCCATTGCCAGCATTGACCGAGAGGACACCGTTCAGGTAGCCGAGGCCATCGCCGGCCGCGCCACTTGCAACACGCAGGGCATCGGCAGAAACCTCAATGCTTGTTCCATCGACATTGACATTGAGGGTGTCGCCAGTCTTGCTGAGGGCGTCACCAGCGAGGATAGTTCCGGCAACGCTGAAAAGAGCAAACTCGATAGCCGTTGAGCCAATGGTGATTGTGCCATCGGTAATGCAAACCCAGCCCGAATCTGCGTTCTGGTCACCCTCTTCAACGAAGGTAAACATTCCAGGAGTTACTTCGCTGGCACTATCAGCGTCAGTGGCGCGGATCGCAGCGCCGGAGGCCTGAACGATGTAGATGCCGTTTTCGGACGCGCTTGTCTGATCCTTGACGAGGACGCGGTCGCCCGTTGCGAGGGTGACGCCGTCAACGATGTCCCCATCTTCGAGATCTGTCGTGACGCTGAGGTTTTCGGTAGTCGCAGCCCTTACGGACGCCTTGACATCAAGGCCGGTTCGTGCGGCATCGACGTACGACTTGTTTGCGGCATCAAGATCGTTTACGGGGGCAGACACCTGCAGGCGACCGTTGGAGTCGCGCAATGCGAGCGTTGAACCAGTGTTGGCGTACGCTGCATCGTCAAGTTTCTGCTTGTCAGAGCCAGTCAGAAGGCCGGATGCGCCAGATGCTACGGCGTTGGCAATCGAGAAAGAGACACTTCCATTTGACTCATTGACAACAAGTGCGGTAGTGCTGGACGAAAGGGCGTGAATAGCCTTACGCCACCCGGAGCCGTCGTACACCTTGAGCACCTTTTCGGTGCTGTTGTAGATCAGCCGGCCTTCGAAGTTGTTGCTGCTGGGGTCAGAAGCGAGGCTTTCGAAACGACCATTCAGAAGTTGATTCTGATTGAGATCTAGATTTGTAACAAACTTTGTTGCCATGCGCAGCCCCTGTTACGTCAAATAAGCAAACCCGGCGAAGGCAGCCGTGAAGTTAATAACGACACGGCTAGTGCCCTCATATGATACCTCACCTACTACGCAAGTATCAGAAGTGTCCACAACAGATACCTGGGGCTTCCCTCCTAGCGTGTGATCAATGATCCACTCACTGGACGGGAGCGACTGAGTATGGGTGTGGCGTCGCGTATTGCCGCCGGTTACGCCAGTATTTACGACAATTCTTGTCGGCGCCTGCTCTTCAATGATGACGCGATTTGGCGTATCTTGATAGACGAGCACCTGATTAGGGACGGCGCTGCTCATCTAGTCACCTCAAGGGATAGGAAGAAATCTCCTTGAAGAACTCGATAGACGTCACCGTTGGAGTCGATGATTTCCAGGTCGTAGACGCCATCTGAACCAAGAGCGGCAGTCTGCTCTGGGTTTAGGCGCAGAAGAACCTCGCCTTGCTCGTTCGTTTCAAGTTCTATTCCGCCGTTTTCTGTCGTTACTTCAAACAGTGTGGACGTAGATGAAACGGTACGTCGTGCCTGCATACGGGCCGTATATCCACTCAAATCCCAAGGGAGATACGTGGAATGCGTCGGGTCTGCAGGGTCTGGGTACTTGAGAACAATCGACCTAACAAAGGTCGCACCCTGTTCACAAGTGATGTTGTAAATCCCTGCCAGCATGTGCAATTCTCCTCAGGCTTGATCCCATTGTAGTTGACAATGAATAGCCCTAGAAGCAGGGATTTCAGACTGCGGAGGCAGATTCCTTATCCGGTCCTGCCTTCTTCAGGCCGAGGCTCATCGCAACAGACATGACGACGGCAACAACGCCGGCCTTCCAGTTGTCGGCATTGGCGAGGGCGTCGAAGTCTGCGCCAGTCACGAGCCAAATCGAGAGGTACGCCTGAACAAAGGTTCGAACTGCGCGCTCTGCTGCTTCTTTCCAAAACTTGGGCATGATGTCCTCCGTTGTTGGGGGTTTCCCAAGTTTACCACTTATAGGCCTTAGAGGACTTCCATGTAGAGCAGAACTTGGCCCGTCCGGTTCTCCTGGGCGAGGATTTCTGCCTTCGTTCCATACTCGTCCCAGGCGGTGCCGTTGTAGACGAACAACTTTTGTACGTCCTTGCAGTATGCGGCCATGCCCTCGCTCAGGGACGAAGCAAGCGATGTGTTGCGGTCAGAAACACTGTCAAAAACCATGACAGCCTGCTGCATGACGTATTCATTTAGGTCGGCTGCGTAGAGGACGTCTCCGGTGACCCAGTTTTTGATTCCACGATTAGGCATTCGCCCTCCTTGTCCGTAGCAAGTTTAGCCCAATACGGCGTAGTCCAGCAGGCCAAGGCCAGGGCTGCCAAGGGTCATGTAGAACTCATCTGCTGTCGTATGAATGATCGAGTAACCCATTGGCCTGGCTGGCTCTACTGCCGCCAAGACGGCCTTTGATGAAGTTGTCGCCCAGTCAATGGCCGGCGTTGCAGAAGTAATCGTCCTGACCTCGATTGCAAATGGATCATCGCCGTATCCGGGGAGAACGGCAACCCGGTCGTCGCCAGACAGGACCAATCGCGCGCTCTCGATAATGGCTTCAGTGGTTCCAGCCTTGAAGCCATAGTAGCCATTTGCAATCTGCCATCGCTGGAATTGATCAACATCGTCATCGTTTGTAAAAAATCGTGACGGAAGGCTATCCCTGATTGCTATTACAGCATCATCCAAAGAGTCACTGAAAAACGTAGTGGGCTCCGGGAAGACAGTCCTAAATGGGATAGCAACCAAACCATACGTTTCATTTACTATCGGGTCCAAGTTTGGATCAGAGATGACTTTGACATACTCAGATGCACCTGCATCATAAGCGGCGACTCCGTCTCCAATGCTGAAATTAGCGGATACGTGACTAGCCAATCCGGTGAATGTTGAACCTCTTACCTGATAGCACAGAAGGGGGCCTGCTGAATAGGAAAAATCAAACCATCCGATATCGAATTCGACGTTTTCAATTCCAGAAAACATTGACGTTGTCGAGTAAATCTCGTCCCATCTGTCTTGATGAAAGTCTAGGATTTCATCAGAAAACGTCCATATGCCGGTGCAGCCAAAGGTAAGGTCTTCAGCACCGCCAAACAAGTCGTACCCTGCCCAACTTGCTGCTGCGTTATGGCCAAGATGAACATAGTTCCAAGGCTCGCCAAATCTCCGCCACCTTACGATTACGCCTTCGCTTTTGCGTGCAAGAAGGTCGGGAAGATCGTCAGCAAGTGTGAATCCGAGGTTTTCATCATGAAAACGAAGCCCATGGCGGCCTTCGTAATCAACCATGTAAATAGATATCGACCCATCGGCGACTCCAGCCGAGACATAATCAAGCATCTCTCGACCTGCGGGATAATTAGAAAGCCAGTCGATGTCTG